CTTCTGGCTGGTCTTGTTGTAGCATTAACCACATGGCTTCAACAAAGTCTCCAGCAAATCCCCAATCTCGTTTAGCATCAAGATTACCTAATATTAATTCTGTTTTTTTGCCTGCAACAATCTGTGCTACACCGTCTGTGATTTTTCTAGTTACAAATTCAATTCCTCTAATAGGGCTTTCGTGATTGAATAATATTCCGCTGCAAGCAAACATACCGTAACTTTCACGATAGTTCTGTGTAATATGATGCGCATATAATTTTGCAACACCATACGGACTACGAGGAACGAACGGAGTTTCTTCTGTTTGTATTCCTTGAGAATTACTGTTACCAAACATTTCACTAGTACTGGCTTGATAAAATCTAGTAGTTGGGCTAAATTCTTTAATCGCTGTTAAACAATTCAAAACACGAATGGCATTCACTTCTGTAGTTAGATGTGCTTGATTCCAGCTTTCACCTACAAAACTCTGTGCACCTAAATTATAAAATTCGTCTGGTTGAATATTCCTAACATGAGGCATTAATGAACCAATGTCTGTTAAATCACCATTGATAAATTCAATCTGATCTTTAATACCTAAAAAATCTAAATTCTCCCAGTTTGGAGCTGTGTATCTTTTCATTAGACCGTATACTTTATAATTTTTAGATAATAATAACTTGGCCAAATATCCGCCGTCTTGTCCGGTTATTCCGGTAACGATTGCTTTTTTCATATTAACTTTTTTGTCTGTTATAAACTTCTTCTATTACTGATTTTACTAAAGATAGTGGGCTAGTCAAATCTCTAGAATCATTACCAATAAAGAATCCGTTTGCATCAACATATTCTGCATTTTCTAGTGATCCGTTGGTTCGATGATTTATAAATTTACAAGCAGGATTATTAACAAAATTTCCAGCAACAATTGGCCGAGTTTCTACACCGGCGGCTGTTAGTGCTTTAATTACTAAATCTCGTTTTCCTTCTAATCTACCTTGTAAAAGAATAGAAAAACCAAACCAGCTACTATACCCATATTCTACTTGGGTTGTAGTATAATCAATATTATCAAATAATTTTTTAAATTCTACTGCATTTTTTCTTCGTTGGTCAATTTGATTACCAACTTTTTTTAATTGTACCTTGCCAACAGCACCGCTCATTTCTAAAGGTCTTAGACAGTATCCGGGCAATGCAAATCTAAAACTGTCTCTAAACGGATCATTAAGTTTATTACATACTAGATTTTCTGCAGGTAAATCTCTCAACCAGCCATGGGCTCTAATACTTTTCATCATTTGATATAGTTTTAAATCGTCAGTCAATACCATCCCGCCTTCCATGGTTTGCATATGATGACTAAAGAAAAAACTAAACGATCCCATTAATCCCCAAGTTCCGCAATATCTGTTATCTAATTTTGCACCTAGACTTTCGCAATTGTCTTCAATTAAGATAATATTTTTTTGATTGCAAATCTCAACCAACTTATCTAATTCGGCAGGGTTTCCTAACAAGTTAACTACGAAAATAATTTTAGTTTTGTCTGTGATAGCATCAATGACCGAACTAACTTTAAGATTTAATGTTTTTCTATCAATGTCAACAAATACCAATTTAAAATTGTTTTGATGCACTGGAAAAAATGTTGTACTCCAACTAACTGCAGGTACAATGACTTCGTCGTCTGGTTCTAAATTATATCGATCGTCATATCGCAATGCAGTCAACATTAATAAATTAGCACTGCTTCCGCTGTTTGCCATCACAGCATATTTGGAACCGTAATGTTCTGCAAATTGTTTTTCAAACTCTAATACTTCATTTCCCATAGTGTATCGACCACTATCAATAACTTTTTGAAGTGCTTGTTTTTCTTCATCGCCCCAACTATCATGAGCTAATGGATATATCATACTTTAATTCCTTTTAATTTTGCTAAAGTTTTATTTCTTTTAGTAATTCTGTCGCCTTTGTAATGCATAATGTAATTTTTAAATGCTATTGTAAAGTGATCTTTACTAACATCGGGCGGAGATAAATTGTGAGATTTAATAGTTCCTTCAGACTCCATCTGAGCTCTTACCGCATCATATACATGACAATCTGTATATGCAGGCAATGTATAGATGGAATCAGAGTTGTAGTAGTTTTCATATCTATTGAAAAATTCATCTGAATAGGGATGAGTTAAATTCCATCCCAAATATCCAGTTTCGGTATACCCGTATGTTGGACGCCATAGATGGCTTGTGTAATATCCGACTGGTAGAGTTGATTCTAGGTATGCTTCAGAAACTGGATTGTATAATTCAGTATCGGCATCTAACCAAATTAGTTTATCTGCTGGCTTAGTTAACCCCGCATGACACCATGCATAACTTTTAAAACTAAACCGACATGCATCTGTAGAAAAATCTTTAAATGTTCGATGTTTATTTCGTTCTCTAAAAGCACCTAGGTTAGGCACGGTTTTACTAAAATTAATAGTATGGATATTAGAAGGTAATTTTAATTTTATATCGTCAAGATACAAAAATACCTGCACATTTCGATCTAAGTATTTTACAAGACTGTCAACAAAATATTTTGCATATTCATTATAATTTTGTTGACTAAAAGTCGAAACTATTGCTATGCTCATTTTGAAAACCCCACCGATTCTCGTTCAATATCGTTGTGATCAAATTCTGCCCAATATAATTCAAATGCTATACAATCTGTGACAGCTTCAAACTGATGATATTCGCCAGGAGCAACTTTAGTGTATTGACCAGCTTTGAGCACGGTCTCGTCAACTAGATCGTAATTGTTTTTCCATACACGGATAATCATTTCGCCTTGCTCGACAAAGAAACCATTCCACTTGTATTTGTGTTTGTGTTTAGAACACACCCCACCTGCCTTGGCTTCAATACGGTGAAATTCTAATACGCCGTTAGCTTCTAGCAATTCTGTTTGTCCCCATACTTTTCCTGCTTTCATATTAAATCCCTTAATAACATATTACTTATTACAGCACCTTGTCTAGCTGTAAAATTTCACTTTGACGACTTACTTCTTTGACAAAATACGCACAGGGCGGATTTATATCGTCGTGTAACGGTACAGTTAACAACTGTCCGTTTTTCATTTTAGGAAAATACCAACGCACGTCTTGATAAATGTTTACTATTTCTATTGGCATATATTCACATTTAAACCCTTTTACAGGATTAAAAATAAATGCATCAAATCCGCGTTCATTTATACTAGTCAGCGGCAATACTTCTGGATCCATACCGCAGTCACGATCTCCTACTATCATACACCAGTCTAGGGGCATCTGTATTTCATACCCGCCAATGTTTAATAATATTGCAGGTGAATTGAACGATTCAAGAAAAATCAACGGCATAAAGAAAAAATCTGGCTCGCTGGGATTTGAATTATCTAGCACTGAAAATCTTGTATCTTCATCTACCTCATCGGGTAATTCGTTTAGATCAAAAGATCTATTGTTTAGTGTTAGTATTTTCATATATTGACCTTGGTTATCACGAAGGGGTACTTCGCTTCTTTATAAAATTTCTTACGTTCCGTAAGATGTCTTTTGGCATATTTGCAGGCGCTGGTGATATCCCAGATCTCGACGTGATCTTTGTCTTCGGCTCTCCGAATACCCCGTCCAATGCTTTGTATAACTCGAACAAAGCTCTTTCCGGGCTCAATAAGAACCAGATTAAAAATACGGGGGATATTAATACCCACAGCGGCCACACCGTAAGTCGCCACAATAATCTTATCAGCACTAGTTTTAATTTCATCGTATTCTTCTTTTCTGTCAGTTAATTTAACTGCACCACTGACAAACACTGCATCGGGAATCAGTTCAATTAATTTGTTTCCTGTGTCAATTCTATTCACCAGCACAAGAGTATTACCAGTCTGAGAAATTTCTTTGATTTTATTTCCCATCCAACTAATGCGATGATCGTCAGTGACTAGAAAACTATATTCTTCTTGATAATTGCGGAATACTTGCACGTCATTGGTTTGAAGAATATTGATCTGTAAATTAGCCAGCACGCCTTTTTCTTGTAGATCGTGTGCGGATACTTGATTTATCACAGGCCCTATACTGGCTAAAATTCCTTGAAATTCCCAAGCTTCTTTAGGCACAGTACCTGTAAGCCCCCAACGTATTGCACAGTTGCTAAAGTTCTGTGTTAGTAGTTTGGTTAACACTTCTGCCTTGGCCTGATGTACTTCGTCAATGATAATAGCTGCTACACCTTCGATAAATTCTGCTAAACTCAGTGTGGCATTGTCATAGCTTTTCTTATCAAGAACATTGAGACTCTGCCACGTACAGATAGTGTGTGTACGATTTAGTTCTTTTCTATCACCGAAGTATACACCAACATCAAGTCCTAGATTTCGATAATCTTCTTCAGTCTGTACCACTAGACTCTTGTTTGGTACAATGACCATTGTGCGGCCATAAGGCTCACATAAATGACTGAGTGTAGCAGTGGTGATAGTCTTACCCGCTCCTGTGGCAACTTCTTGCAAGGCCTGTGTGTTGGCTAGGAATTTATTGACTACATCATATTGATAATCACGTAGTACAATTGGCGTGCCGGCTTCAGGGTGACCTATAGGCCAAGTCTTACCTTGATCTGCCCAATAATTTTCTGTAATAGGTTCAAATTCTATTTGACTGTGTTGTCTTAAATCTTCTATGTCAATTTCGTATCCTGCATCTTCTATTATAGGAAGTATTACATCCAGATGTGCAAGATATCCAGTACCACCAATACCAAAATAGGTTTTTGTTCCGTCCCATCTGCCCAGTTTGTAAGAAGGCATATGACGTGCGTAAGGCAAATCAAACTTCAATTTGTTGGCAATCTTTCGTCGTGTTTCTACTGCAAGTCCTTCGAACTTGATATTCACTTCGTCTTTAATTATAAGTCTACAAGATGTCAAATGATTTTGCCCCTTTGGGTAGCGTTGGTTTTATTTCCCCTAGATAAATGACACAAGGATGACTAGTCATCCAGTCGTTTACATAGGTATTAGGATTGATGTATAAGTTATTTGTAACAACAATTTTAACATCAATGTTATCTTTAAACAACCACTTAGACGGTTTATGTTCAAATATAAAAATTTTTCCGTCTTCAACCGGGCCGCCAAGACCATTGTCTTTTATCCATTGATTAAGTCCGCTGTTAGCTTCTTTAGATTCTCTAAAACAAATTCTAATATCAGACTTTGAGATTTGGCATTTTTCAGAATCTGTTATAAAGTTTTCTAGCCACTGTTGTTTGTGGGATGCACGATCTAACACTATACAAATTTTGCCATCTATTTTTTTATATACGTCAAACAACTTTTCGTTACTATTGATCCAAAAAACATTATTGCTACTTGATGCAATTTTTTCCACAAGTTCCTGTGATTTTGAAACAAGAGTCAAGGGAAATTGCATGGATTTGGCTAGCAGCATATCGTGATAGATATCGCCGGTTGAATTTTTTTCAAAGTATGTATCTGCATATTCATTGCTGTTTATCAAGACCAATTGATTTTCAAAAATCGTGCTGTGAGGCAGAAAATCTTCCTGATTAGCCCATATGTCCTCTACCAATTCTACTGCCTCTAAAAAGGAATCATCTATGTCAAAATGATGTTTCTGTAAAAACTCATACAGGGCCACAACATTGATTTCTGAAAATTTTACTTCTCTCAGTTTCTTTTCTTGGTTCCATTTTGAATGTCTAAAATGGTCTTGTGTTGTCGAAAATTCTCGGTCAAACACTTCTTTCATGCTGAACGGAAATTTTAAAAATATCAAAAGTTCTCCAGCCTCATCTTCTTCTACAAATATTTTTTTGGTGAGATCTAGAATTCTAAACTCGTTTTTCCATACTGGATTTTCGATTTGATCAGTGTAGTCAAAATTATATTTTTGTGCTATGACCTTGTGTTTTTTCAGTATTTTTATAATCAGTCCGGCCTGACTCTGAGTCAATTGAGATCCATTTGATATCAACGAATAAAAATTATAAGTAGCACTCTGATCTTGACCTGTTAAGGCAAAGCCGTGACGTACCATAAGATTATAAAATTCTAAAAAGATGTCTTCAGTGTATTCGTACGGTACCATTGTTATATTATAACACCGATAATTTTGAAAATCAACTGTGTGAATGCAATAGATGCTCGATGTGCGTCTGTAGTCTAAGAATCGGGGTTCCCTGACTAACTTCTTCTACAGTCCATTCACTGTGACACAGTTTTAAAAACCATTCATCCCTATCCAGTAGTTGAGGGTTTTCCAAATTTTCCCATTTTTCACTGACTGGATGTGCTAAACTTGAAGAACTGCAGATCACTGGAATTCCATTTATTGCGGCCTGAACAGCTGGTCCACTGTTGTGATTTATCACACAATGATAATTGTAATTGATGTCAAAGTTGTCGTAGCTACCTTGTATTTTTCTTGGCATCTCAACCACAGCGTCTATAAATTTTTCACGAATTTGAGATCTTGGATGGGGTCTAACCACAATTTTTCTATCACTGTATTTCTTTATTTCAACTATTGTTTGTTTGACCCATTGCTCCATTGATGGTTGATCACACCATTGTAAACTAGCACTATGTTGGCAGGCAATTAGAATTTCTTGCCTTCGATGATGATTTACAGGTTGGAGTGAAATACCTAAAATTTGTGGTCTTGCTAGATCTAAATCTTGTTGATTGCCAAATATACCAAAATTGTTGATATGATTTAGGCCTATTCGCCAGGTTACTCCTCTTTTTAAATTTCCTACCTCGATGATTATAATAGGTCTGTGATTTTTTGTAAAATTTTCATAGATCAACTTATTCGGCTGCATTCTGCCCTGCCATAGCACGGACCAAATCACACCAACGTCTTCATCTCTGTCTACTACTGAATGTCCTAGCTTTTTTAAGCCTGCAGAAAAGGCTGCAAACACAGGAGTGCTGTTTAGTGCCCCATTTTCTTGATAAATTCTAAAACGCATTTTGTTTGAAATAAATATATGAGTATTTAATGAAACCTATGAACAAATTTATTAAAAGAATTAGTAAATCAAAAAAAAATATTAGAAATATTCTAGTAGTGGGAACAGGATGGGAGAAATTACCAAATCTTTGCGATGGATTTGCCAGTGTATTTGTAATTTCTACTGGAACGCACGACTTTCGAAGAAAAAATCTCATATACAAAGAAAGTTTCGATCAAATAGAAACACTGCCAGACATAGACGCTATTGTGATGGATAGAGACCAAGACATACATGTGTCTAAATTGCTTCCATTACTGAATAAATATCAATCGATTATATTAGTGCAAGGTGTTGAGTTGTTTGCCAAGACAGAACACAAGTTTTTGAAAACATACGGATATGCTGTGGTAGAAATGTTTGGAGATTCACACCTATGGAAAAAAATAAATTGAAAATTGCAGTCGTAACTACCTTTCACGGTGATGGTCTAGAAAAATATGCACAACGTATGATTAATACTTTTTGCGATAACTGGCCTGCTGAAGTAGTTCTTCATCTCTATCCCGAAAACTGCAATCCCGCAATTCGTGACCATAGTCACATTACGCTAAAACGTTTAGAAGAAGTTGAGGAATTGATGGCTTTCAAAAACACTTGGCAGAACATACCGAAAGCTAACGGCGATGTAAGTGCCGACCCAGTAAGATCACTAAGAAAAGATGCCGGGAAAGGATTTAAGTGGCACGCAGTAAGATTTGCACACAAAGTCTATGCTATTTTTGACTGCGCAAGAACTACTGATGCAGATATATTAATATGGATGGATGCTGATACTATTTGCCATAGTCCTATAACTATACAGGATTTGTACAGAATGATTCCTGCAGATTCAGAACTATGTTATCTTGGAAGAAAAGGCAAATATTCAGAATGTGGACTGTATTCTATGAATTTACGAAGTGTTAATATACAGGCATTCTTGAAAGAATTTCAAAGATTCTATGATCAAGCAGAACAGGGAATTTTTCAATTAGCCGAATGGCATGACAGTTTTGTTTTTGATGCTGTACGTGTGAAATTTCCACAAATGAGGCAACTAGATTGGGCTGCTCATTTAAATGATATTCGTCCAACGTTGGGGAGTTCTCAAGGTGAAGGACATCCATTGATCAACAGCGAGTGGGGAGCCTGGTTAGATCATCTTAAGGGCGGCCGAAAGAAATTAGGTCGTAGTAAAAGAGATGATCTAAAAGTTGCAAGAATCGAAGCATATTGGCAATGACTAATTTTGTCTGCGTTGAGGGCACAGACTACGGAGCAAGTGAATTTACTCGTGGTAGTGATGGAAAATTTGTCAGCTATGAAGAAATGCATCAAAATACCACGTTGCCTATGTGTTGGGCAGGATTTTTTAAACCTCAATGGTTAGACATTTGTAAAGAGTACAATTTAAAATTTTATAATTTAGACAGTGGTTATTTTGGTAACAAGAAGCGAAAAACAATTTTTAGATTAAGCGTTAACAATTTTCAAAATATTGATCCTATCATAGACAGACCGTCAGATAGATGGGAACATCTACAAATAGCACAGTATTCTTTTACACAAGGATCTACAATTGTCGTCGTGCCTCCTGATAGAAAAATAGTTCACACGCTGGGCATGGGGTCAGAAGATCACTGGATTGAAAAAATTGTTGTTAAGATAAAAAGTGTTACAGACCGATCAATTAAAATAAGAAGACGTCCAGAGCCCCGAGCTGATCGAATAGTTTCAAACACCTTTAAAGACTTCATTAAAGACGACACGTTTTGCGTGGTAGGTTATTCGTCGAATGCTTTAGTTGAAGCTGCCATGCACGACATACCAGTAATCTCGTTAGGACATTCTGCTACAAAAAGTCTATACAGCTATCAACTGGACGATATCGAAAAGATAAAGCCTGCTTATCACGGTGACAAGCAGGCTTGGTTAAATCATTTAGCATATTCTCAATTCACTAGAGAAGAACTACTTTCCGGTCTAGCTTGGGATTTAATTAACTGATTTACTTTTAACCAAATCGTGCTGCATACGGTCCTGGTCCGAGATATCTGCCAAACTGTTTAACATCGGCAGGTTTATTATGCCCAGACTTAGGAGCCCATAAAAACACTCGTTTGCTTTTGGTATAAATGGTTTCGTAGTTTAGATTCTGCATAAATTCGCAACAGACATCTATGTCTTGATTTACTTCAAATATAACCCACGGATGTTGTTGTTTGATAATTTGTTCAGCTCCACGCAACACTTCTAATTCCCAGCCTTGAACATCAATTTTTATGAGATCAACATCCGTTAGCTGCTCGTCATCTAATCTAACTACCGGAACTGTATAACTGGAATTTATCCCAGGCCTACACAGCTTGCCATCTCCGCAATTTTTGCCGGCCTGATGAAAATCAGCCTCACCTTGAAAATCAGCCACTGCCTTAGTCCTAATTTCAATGTTATCTTTTACATTGGCCTGCAGACATTCTATATTCTGTTTAGACGGCTCATAACCGATAATCTTTGAAAATTTTCCAACCATAGAAAAACTCCATATGCCTACATTTGCTCCTACATCGATGAAGGTTCGCTTATTGGGTAAATGTTCTAAAATCTGTTCTCGATATCTTCCCTCATATGACGGCGAGGATTTGTCACTGTCGTTTTCTAGAACTCTGGTTATTTTTTGATCATCGTCGGGAACATACCAACCGTTGTGCATTAATTTCATATATACCTTTTAAAAAATTGCCAAGCCTCGCCTGATTTAAGTTCATCGAAGTTCCAATGGCACATAGATAATCTTTCAATCCAAACTTGTCTATCTGGCATATTTGGATTTTCAATTTTTGATAAATCTAAATTTGCTACATCTTGACTCTGACTGTATTCTGGGTGAGAGTCTGTTAAAAATATTGGAATTCCTTCAATGGCACTTGCAACACTAGGACTACTATTATATACCACTGTAGCCCAAGCATTTTTAAAATCATCCAATAATCTTTTATTTTGACTTAATGAAGTATTAGGGTGATTAATTTTTAAATAACTGTCTACCTTTTTATCTCCAGGATGTGCTCTTACTATTATATGTCTAGAACTATATTTTCTAATTTCGTGAATAGTTTGATTAAGCCAGTCCATCACCGGTAACCCTCTCATACTCCATCCACCATTTCGCTGTAGGCATAATAAAATATGATCGCCTGTTGATCGATATGGTTTTAATGATATACTTAAATTTGCACTTATTTTTTTCCATCGAACTGGGTCTATATCTGTATCAAAATAGAATCCGGTAGTGGGAAATACTCCATCAAAACTGTATCTTAGATAAGTTTTTGTATTTTCAGGATCGGCATATAAAAATAAGTTACTATCACAAATTAAGGATCTTTTTTTATTTTTCTTTTGGAGATCAACAGCAGCTTTTCTTAGTTTTAAATGTGGAAGATTTTTACCGTCATCATGCACAAAACCTTGAATGAGAGCAACATCACAAGTAATAGCATTCATTCCTCGATGGGCAATTGCCGAATCGCCTGCGGCACTAACTCCTTTGATAAAATTATTTAAAATTAAAGGTTTTTCTAGATTATTATTGTAAGGAGGAATTCCGCCATAATATGCAACTGCTGTTAACTTAGACATTATGATGCTGCCTTACGATCCTTAGAGCGGTACCATCCATTAGTTCATCATACGTAAATTGACAATAGCTTAGCCACGCTAGCCAATCTCCTAGTGGTCCGTAGTACAAATCATTAATCTGCTCAAGACTGTTCCTGGTGACAGAATTACTGACATGTTTGTTAAGAGTGATAGCAGGTATACCAGCCCAGATAGATTCCACAGCACTGTTAGAATTGATACTAACTGTACAATAGTAATCTCCTTGCATCAATGTCTTATATAGACTGGTTCGAGTTTTTTTATTGACCTTGGACCTAATTTCTATTGGTCGATCTGTGTGTTTTTTTAATTCCGTTATGACAGATTCTGTCCAAGATTTTGCTTTTACGTGCATGATACTAGCAGCAAAATCCCCTGGTTCAACAATCAATATTTTTTTACCCTCTTTACGCCAAGGTCTAGGAAACTCCGCAAAGTTTTTTAATCTATCTGCGGGTGCAACAAATTGAGTATTAAAATGCAAGTGATTTCTTGTAAGCCTATGCCACTTTTTATTGGATTCAATAAAATTTGTATACCCGCTATCCATGAACCAAAACGGAAGACTGTTGTCGATTTTATCTACAATAATATTTTCATTGCCTACTGTGTTTCGTAATAGGCAATCTTCTGCGCTGTCTATGAAATTTTTTCGTCTAATCATAGTTGCTGTGGGATCAATTTGTAGTCCAACAGTTTTAATAAAATAGTGTTGATCACTGGCCATATAGACGTCAATGATATTTTCAGCACCTAATTTTTCTATGACGTATTCGGCCTGTTTGTGTAATTGGCCGAAATAATTTTTTTTGTAATTTTCTAAAACTGTGTTAACTTTACTACGCCATTCTGAAGCATCTGCAGAGACTCCCCGCCATAATTTTTCTTTAAACTTATCACGAAATTTTTCAATATCAAATTTATGATGATCTCTTTTTTCAATGATAAACTGTATGGCTTCAGCAGTTTTACGCTCATTTAACTCTATGTGCGAGCAATGATCTTTTAGATCTATAAGACTTATAAGATAATGTGCAAGTTCTTTATCGTTTACTAGTAATTTCATTGATTTAATAATTTCCAGGCGGTACCATTGGCTATTTCTTCTCCGGTAAATTGTCCGTAGGCCAATGATGAGCAGTGCTGTTGAACTAGGGATTCGTCAGGATAAAATGGGGTTGTTATTTGACTAAGATCAGTTAACGCCAATGGGGATGCTGCGCACGGCACTGTAACAAACGACGGTATACCATATATCACAGACTCTAATGCCGCAATACTATTGAATGCTATAGTGGCAAATATTCCTTCGTCTAGAGCATCAAATATTGAATGATTTTGTCGTGCTGATCTACTGCCTTTTTCTCTAACAACAATCTCCATATTTGTGTGTTTTTTTATAGTTTCTATTGTACTCATTAGCCAAGTAGGCTTACTTTCATCTCGATCTTTAATCTTGCCCTCTTCGTAACCGTAGAACACGCACGATTTTCTATTTGGAACAATTATTAAAATTTTGTTGCCTTTTTTCTTCCAACCTTTCCATTGATATCTAGGATCAATTTTACAGATTGTGTTCCATCGATCGCTAGGATGTTTTTCTAACCAATGTTTTTGCAAATCGTTTTTGACTATTCTATGAAACAATTTTTTTCCGCCTGGATTTCCGAGACTTATAAAATTTCCAAAATATCCAGTGTCCATATAATAGAAATCTTTTTTATCTTGCCAGTGGTGTTGTATATGTTTTCTTTTAACAACTCCTCGAAAAACTGAGGGGACTATGCCTGGTATCGAATTTTGAAATAATTCTTCATTCATTTGATAACATCTCCATGGCTTTGCCGTTTGTCAATTCTGAATTATGAAATTGGCCATAGGCTAAATGACAAGCCCATGCATATAATTTATCTTGATCAGGATAATACGGAGTTTGGATCTTACTGATATCTTGAAGACTTACTGGACTTGCTGCGTTTGTTGGAGCAAGAGTAAATGCCGGTATACCGTAAAAGACACTTTCAATTGCGGCAACACTATTGTATGTTACTAAGGCAAATACATCATTGTCTAATGCTTGTTGCAATGTATCTGTAGAAATCCTATCTATTCTCTTAGGTGCTCGTTCTCGGATCTCAACTGGTCTATCGGTGTGTTTTTTGATTTTTGCAACAGTTTCATTGACCCATTGATCCTTTGTAATTCCGTAGAATTTGCAAGGTTTTTCGTCTGGTGCTGCAACCAGTATCTTTCTGCCGTCTTTTTTCCAAGGACGAAAAGTTTTATTAAATTTCTTAAAACGATCGTCGGGTCTTGAAATGATCTCACTGTGTTGTAGATCGTTTTTCACTATACGATGCCAAAGTTTCCAACCGTTAGGATTAGATGCAGTTCTTTCATTGCCAAAATATCCGGTGTCCATATAATAAAATATGCGACCGTCTTTCCAACAACGTTTCATTATTTTGTGTTTAAGAATGCCTCTTAAGATAATTGGATCTTGAGAATCTGCATAAACAAAATCATCTGTTGATACTGGTGCAGTTTTACATCCCGAGGCAAACAAGTTAATGTATTCGTCTTCGCCTTCTTTACTTAGAAAAATCATAGATTGCGTTGTAGACAGTAATCTGTATAAATTCGTTCACGGTGCCATTCATCTCCCATGGGAGTTGTAGCAAAGTCGTGAAAACTGGGAGTACCTAGAGTGTAATGTAACAGCTTTGCATCTTGGTTAGCGCCGAACTCATCGGGCAACCAATTCCATACTTTAGGTAATTCTCCAACTAATTCATCAGCAAGCCAAGTAAATCTATGAAGCTGCGCACCTGTAGCAGTTTCGATAAATTCAGGAGTCACTACTTTATTTGCGGCGTGACTACAATTCCAAAGTATAACACTTGACCAATTTTTTCGAGGATAGTTTTCGTTTTTTGCACCTAGATACTTTTCTGTCATCTTAGTTTTGTAGTCGTGTTTAACTACCATGACTGCCTTACTGTCATCTCGGAGAGCCCATAATTTTTCAATGTCGTCTCTAACTAGCATATCGCCATCCATAAAGATTGCCCAGCCGTTATACTCCATTAGATGAGGGACAAGGAAACGACTGTAAATAAACTGATTACTACCGTCGGTATGTGTTTCTTGATAATCTTGCATATTCTTTAATGCAAGTGGTGTAACCGAAATTGGCTTACTAGAATGCCTAATAATACTGTTGGCACATACATGGTATGCTATTGCTTCTCTATGGTCATAACCAATAAAAATATTAATCATTTTCTTTCTATATCCTCTTCTATACAGTTTTCACCATATTGAATTTCAATAACTCGCAAAGGTTGATCCGTCTCATTACATAATTTATGCCATTGAGTTCTATTGATATGTATGTGTTGATGTTGTGTGTATTCGCCTAATAGATCCATGTCTGAGCTGTGATCTATAGTATAGACTGTGGCAGTACCTTCGGCCACAAACCAATGTTCTGCACGATCTTGATGACGTTGCATACTGAGACAGGTCTTGGGATTGACTGTGAGTTCTTTGAGTTTGACATGATTGTCAACTTCATGTAGCACTCGATAGTATCCCCAAGCTCTACTAGTCTTAGGTGCTTTCCACTCTTGGAGAATCCATGAGCTTGAATTCTTTTTGTCTTCACCGCCAACGGCAAATACAAAGTCTAAGTGAAGCATTTTTTCAAGTAGATCCATTTCTGGAATATTTTCTTTTGTTCGATCCCCGCCGTTGGCAAAGATAATTTGAGCATATGGATGAATTGCTCTAACTTTATTAATAGCATCTTTGGCACTATTATCGCTGTCGTCAAAGTTAATAACTCTGTCAACATTATGCAGTGCTGCTATAATAGTTGCACGTTCTTCCCAAGGCATAAATTCCTGCCCTTTCTTTCGACGTAGCCACTCATCGGAGTTTACACCAACGATTAACGAATCGCCTAGTTCTCTAGCTGCTTTAATGTAGGCAATGTGCCCTGAATGGAGGGGGTCAAAACCCCCTGTGATTAGTACAATACGTTTCATACAGATATTTATCTGCGTGTATTATACAGTATTTAAAGACTGGCGTCTTCTAGGCCAGCTGTACGTAGTTTTACAATATTACTTAATTGCCACTGTTTTATGTCTAGAGCTTTGATAATGCCCAACCATTTGTTACGTAGCAGTGCAAAATCGTTGATGATCTTTTCAAAATCTACAACGTCAGCTTCGCCTTCAACAAACTTTTCACAGTCTCTAGAGCTTAACTGACGTTGATAGGTTTCAAGATACTTGCGAAAATGTTGGCTACGAAGTCTACGAAGTTCGATATTGAGATATTCTAAAATACCTTCAATTTCTTGCAGTTGGTTAAATCGATTTTCCACAATGCCGGGCATCTGCGCAGAAGCTTTTTCAATGTTGCCTGCTACACGGACATCTTGTTTTGCTTGAATTAATTCAGCTTCATAATAGGCCACGGCATCTGGAATATTTGAAATATCTTTGGAAACACGATCATACCAATTCATTTATTCCTCATCTTCGTAGCTGTCTTCATCCTCAATGTCTTCTCCGTCGATAGCATAATCAATTGCAGTATCAAGATATGTGTCAACACCTTTGAGACTGTCGAGTACACTTTCTTTGATACCATAATCTATTAGTGTATTAACAAAATCCGCTGCTACATCCTTGCGATGTTTTTCAGGAATATGTTCCAGTACCAATGTCCAAATATCTGCAATTAAATCTTCTTTCATTCAGTGACCTCCAAGTCTGGTTCAACTGTATTAGTTATCTCAGAAGTGGAAATTTCACCGTGTTTAGAAATGTCTGCCATTGCAATGTCTAGTCCGTCTTTCTCATTGCGTTCCCATGCCTTGCGGAACTGTTTAATGATCTCGCCGTCCTTGGTAGTGTAGACAAGACTGTTACCTTCTTTCTTGAGTAACCCCTTGGCTTCAAACAAGTCAACCAATCCACTGTATGGACTCATACCTGTTTCGTAAGGAATCTCAACCTGCACACTTTCGAACGGCTTGGCATAACGTGTTTTCATAATTTTACAGGCTGCACGAATACCTTGAACAGTTGTAGTCTTATTACCATCAGCATCAAGTTTTAATTTCAATTTACGCATAGCAACCACAATTGAACTTGCATAGATAAAACCTTGACCACCTGAGATTTTATCGTCTGGATCAAACATATCTTGACTAGCGTATGTGTGATTGGTACATACCATACCAATGTTGTAGGCGCCGAACATATTGACACAGTTACGAACTAGTGCTGTTAGTGCTTTAGGTTTACGGCCCATATCACCTTTCATGTCACCTGCTTGGAATTGATTAACGTCTGTGGGAGTCAACAACATACCCAAGCTGTCAATGATAAACAAGATCTTAGGACGCTCTGCCTCATCCATTGTTTTGTATTCTGCAATGAACTCTGTAATAGTCTTTGCCACATCGTCAATCATGGCCATATTGAGTTTTAACAACTTGTCCGGGCCTGTGTCAACGCCAAGAGCGTGTAACCATTTTTCATCTAGTGCATTTTCTGTATCAATCAAGATAGGATAAATGCCTTGTGCCTGTGCATTCTTGACTAGATTACCCGAACAGATAAATGATTTTCCTGCGCCACTCTCGCCTGCAAACACAGTAACCTTGCCTAACGGGATACCTCGATCAAAGTATCCGCTGATAAGATAGTTTAATGCATAGTTGTTTGTGCTAACCCAATCAGTTGGGTCGTTGAAGCCAATACTTAACCCTTCAATAGATTTAGTGATGGACTTTCTAAATTTTGAAATGTCGAATGCTTTTGCCATATTGTTCTCTTTAAATGGATAGAGAGTACGGGATTCCCGTACTCTCTATAAACGATTTTACTTTTGACGATTGCGAATCATTGCAAGAATATCTTGCGCACGACTTGCACTTTCACCAGCGGGTGCTGCTGATGCTGGCTTTGCTGCCGGAGTAGCAGACTCTTCCCAAGGAGCATCTTCTTCGGCTGCTGCTACTGGAGCGGCCACTGCGGCACGTGGTGCGACAGCTTTGTTGGGATCCCCTGTGGCCTGACCCATACCTGCTGGCTTGAAGTATTGACCCCAACGTTCTAGGTCATATGCTTCACCGTCGACTGATGCTTCAAACATTTCCTTCATGACCTTGAGCTCAACGTCTGTTGGCTTCTTGGGCAAGAAATCGCTGAGATTATGCAAGCCAAATTGCTCAATAGCTGCCTTGTCTGCATCAGCAATTGCACGTTCACGACGACTCCACTTTGATGTAGAGTAGTCAGCAAAACCACCTTTGCTAGTTTTAGCAATACGGAAGTCAACACCACGCATATAGTCAGTTGGCAATTCTTCCAACTCTGGATCCATTAATGCTGAACG